CAATGACTACGTTGGTCAAAAGCTAACTCACGATGTCAGAGACCATCTTCGGCTGGTGAAGTATGACGATGTTCTTGGAATATTGACCAACGATCAGGTAGAGGCTAACGTTTGAGATCACCCCGCATTCGGGGTGCGGATTGAAACTGATCAGAGCCCCCGAAGTTCTCAATAGCTTCAGAGCCCCCGGAGTTCTCCATAGCTCCGGGGGTTTTCATTTGTTGACACGATTCCCGAACTGAGGTATCGGTTACTCATCAGCCGATGAAGTTCGGCCATTCAGGAAGCGAGTCCTGAAAAGCCTTCTGCGTTGGGCTTCACAATGACGCAAGGCGAGAACGCTTCAAAATCACCAGTAGAACGTCTGTGGACTACCTGTGTCTTCCCTCCAGTCGTTCATAAACCAAAACGCAGCAACAAATTTTATTTATGGCAATCCCTTGCAAAAGCTTTACTGATTTCCTTAGCCGGAAAAGCGAGCATCTCGATGACATGATCATCAGGGCTCTTCACCCCGTCGATACCTGGATCGGTCACGTTTCGGTTGGCCGTTTCAAAGCGGAGGACGGCGTTGAACACACCTTTGACCGTTTCGAGAACGTCTTCCCTGACCTTCGCGGAGCGTGGGAGGATGTCACCGCAACGTCCTGTGTCGGCAAGCCCTGCGACCCCGATGAAACCAAGATCGGAATGGGATTCACACGCGACAGCTACAAGCTTCAGCGGAAGTCCTATACAACTGACCTGTTCTGCTTCGATCAGGTTCTTTCGGCTGATCGTGCCAAGCAGCAGTTCGCCCATGTCATCCGGGTGAATCGCCGCGCATCCTCGCTGATCACCAGCCATCGCATGCGGACTGAAGCCCTTCGCATCGCCAAATACAAATGGGCGACTGCCAATAACACCCTGACGCCCATCACGGCGACTTGGGATGCAACTCTCACCTTCCTGACTGTCAGCACCCTGCCGACCAGCAAGCTCAGTGCTCGCCATCTGCAACGCCGCGTTGAGCCCCAAATCCGCGAAGGCGCATTGGGCGAGGACATAAACCGTGGATCTCAGCCCATGCTGGAGTTTGTCACCAACATGGAAGAGGTCTGGAACATCGTGGAAGGCAACTCTGAGTTGACCGACCATTGGCGTTTCAACCAGTGGGAAGACGCCAGCAAGTACCACAAGTACGGCTGGGTTGGCAAGTTGGGCAACTACGGTCTCCGGGCTGACTGGAATCCGCTTCGCTTCAACATCTACAGCGGACCCGCCGCCGATGGCAGCTATGTGCTGCAACTCATCCACCCGTACACCAACGTTGCGGCAACGGAAGGCATCAAGGAGCAGGTCAATTCCGACTTCGACAATGCCCCGGTCCAGTTGAATTTCATCTGGCACCGGAAGGCGATGACTTCCCTCGTCCGGGATACCACCGTCATCAACCCGGAAATGCCCTTCGCTATGCGCGACTTCGCTGGCAAGTGGCAGTTCGTCATGGACAACCTCACCTGTGGCTTGGATGTCAACGGCAACCCGATTGCCGTGGATAATGCTCGCCGCAACAAGGGCAAGTTCATCGCTGACTTCTCCTACGCAACCCAGGCCGAATACCCGGAACTGGCTGAAGCTTTCTTCAGTTTGCGGGAACCTGCGTGCATCGTGGATACCCCGCTCTGCGCGTCCCTGCCGTACCCGTATCCCCAGAACTACAGTTCTGCGAATGACGGTTGCGCTACGTCCAGCAGTGTCCTGACATTCACTCCGATGAAACGGGCTGAAACCGGAACCTACGAGGTTCCCGCGTCCTCGATCTCCTGCAATGGCATGCTGATTGTCCATAACAAGATCACCGGGACAAGCACGCTGGCGACTCTTGTCGCTCAGTTGAACAGCTACGTTTCCAATATGGGAACATGGGCCGTTTCAGGCGGCAACATCACCCTTACCAGTGATGTCTGCACCGATGTTGGAATTCCTTGGACGGTGTAAGGTTGGTGTAACTGGCTAACGGTGGGCGTGTCTGGAGTGGCACGCTCACCGTAACCACAATCATTATGCCTAAAAACCTGCCTCCCGATGACGAGAGTCTTTACGCATCCGAAGGAGCCCCCGCCGAAGCCACGGCTCCGGAGGAAGCTGCCGAAGGTGCGGAAGAGACTGCTCCCGAATCCATCGATGAAGAAGAAGCTGAAGGCTCTACTGCCATCGTTGACAAGAAGGTTCTCAGCCCTGATGGGAAGCCTCTCAAAGAAGGTGACGAAGTTGTCCTTACCGTGGTTAAATGCTACGGGGAAGAGTGCGAAGTTCGTTACGCACCGAAAAAGTCCGGCGGGGAAGTCCAACCTCCCGGAGGAATGATGATGGATGAATCAAACGCTGAATTGGACGCGATGAATCAATAATATGGCTCTTAATTGCACCCCCAAGGCAAGGATGACTTTTCTCTCCTGACTTTCCTGTCTGTCTGAATCGGAGTTGGACAAGGCTTTCGTTGTTGCCCTCACGGCAACCGGAACCCCATACAACCTCCCAACGGACACCAACAAAATGATCCAGGATGCCGCATGCTTCACTTGTCTGAGTGACAAGCAACTCAAGAGGGCTCTTGTGTCTGCCTACATGCAAGCGGCTGCCCCCACAATCACGATCACCGAAATCCGCAGAAGGATGAAGTGTTTGAGTTGTGCCAGCCCGAAGCAGATTCAAGCCCTGCTCGCATTCTTGACTTGCCGACAAGTCCAGGCTTAACCATCCGTTGCCATGCCCACGTTGAGTCCATCGGCTCTGGTGGCTTCCGCGAAGTGCTTCTGTGCTTATAGCGAGAAGCAGCACTTGGCGGCACAAGCCTACGCCATGGCAGTCAAGGCGGGGATCTCGACTGATCCCGTAACCTTGGCAAGGCTTGCTCGTTGCACGGCATGTATTCCGGAAGGAGAGCAGGACGCTGTATTGGCGTACCTGCTCTCCACTGTTTTTGGAGGGTCAACCTCGCCTTCGGCCATTGCGGTCACAGGGAAGTGCCTTTCCTGCGTTCCTCCGGGGTATGTGGAAGATGTTCGGACATTCCTTACCGCCTACGTTGCCGGGGTGACACTTAACCCAACGACTCTCGCTTACCTGTCCCGTGGATTCATGGGGATGTCGAAGAAGCAGCTTCGAGCAATCCAGATCTATGCCGCTCAGAACATGGGTGGATCGACTCCCCCTCCAACTCCCCCGGCTGCTCCGCTGGCTACGGTCGCAACCGCAATCACACAAACTCAATTTCAGGCCAACTGGAATGCTTCAACTGGTGCTGTCAGCTACGTTCTGGACGTTGGAACAGACCAGCTTTTTGGAGCCTTCTTGGCAGGATTCAACGCCAAGCCAATTGCTGGCGTTACTGCGCTCGTAACGGGATGCACTCAGGGGAATCCTTACTTTTATCGAGTAAGGGCAGTGAACGCTTCCGGCACAAGCGCAAACTCAAACCGGATCTATTTGGGAACGATAGCCAACAGTGCCATTGGAACTTTTGTCACTGTGGATCTTCGCTCGATATCGAGAAGGCTTCAGTTGAGGAGAAATGGATCGAATGCTTGGACTCCAGGTATTGTTGCTGCGTTCTCTCAGAGAAGTGATGCTTGGGGAGCTGATATCGGGCCAACGTTCACAATGTTTGATGCCGATGACGGCCAACAAGCCAGGCCCGTTGCTGGACTGGTAAATGCGGGAGGAGTGTTCTTCTTTGAGGAGCCTTAGTGCAATCCAATGCTGAACTTCTGACTAGCGCAAAATGCCTTGGCTGTTTGAGCCCTCAACAGCAAGAGCAGTTGGTGATTTACTACCTTTTTCAGATTGCCCTCACGGGGTTGGCCTTTACGGCTGACACAACATTGGTCACCGTGGACTCTACAACGATAACTATAGATGACACAACGCTATGAAAAAATTCTACTCTCTCGCAGTCATCCTGATTGCCCTCGCCGTCTTCGCTGGCTATCAGACCGTCAACATAGGCACTAACCCGAATGACGGGACGGGGGACACCGTGAGGAACGCCTTCACCAAGGTCAACGCCAACTTCGCTCAAGTCACTGCCGACTTTGTTTCAGCGACCAATCTTCCCGGATACGGCAAATGGCTTACGAATAGTCAGGCCGGGACAGTTTCAGCCGGGGCATTCTACGCGACGAACCTGAGTCTGTTTGCGGGTGGTGTTGCTGGTGCGGGGACTTTCCAATGGTCTTTCAATCCATCCATCCCGTCCATGGAAATCGGGGTTGGAGGTTTATCGATTTACACAAATGCCTTCATTGGAACCAATGATTACATCACAGATTTCGGGTCAAGGATCAGTGGTCTCAGAATCACCAATTCAACAGCTACGGCAACCAATTTCGCCCTGATAGCTCCTCAGTGGGTGGACATCCCCGTGAACTATGCTTTCTCCGTAACGGGTCCAAGTGCTCCAAGTCTTGTGGTAGTCACAAACAATTCCGCTATTCAGGGCGTAGCCTTCGACAACACTGACGTTCTCTACGCGCAAGCTCAATTCCCCCATACCATCGCAATAACCAATGCGATTTTTCCCGTCTTCTATACGGAACCTCACATCCATTACAGCCTGACCGGGGTGACTATCGACAGTGCTCACAGCAATGTCACATGGCAGATCGAGTGGGATCTCGCCAGCATTGGTGGCTACTACAGTTCCAGGGGCACAAACACTGTTACGCAGGGAGTAACGGCAACTGGATTTCATTACATGGCAGAGTTTGGGCATCTCACAAATGCAGTCCCTCCAGGGATCTCAGCAATCTTTCGATGTCGCATCACTCGTCCAGCGTCCGGATCTCAGGATATTGGCAACGGTCATATCGTGCTTATCGATGCTCTAGACATTCACGTTCCTGTAGGGAACGCTACCGCAATCGGAAGTAGAGCGGATAACCAGCAACTTTAACTAAGGGCTCTTTATGAGCGAAGCACGCAAAGCTATGTGGAGAAATATATTTCAGGGTGTTCTGTTGCTCATCATCGGGCTCTCTTTGGGCTACGGTGGGAGCCAGCAGTTTGTTGTATCTGAAGTGAGAATCCAGGCGGTGGAGATCAAGCATCTCCAGCTTATCGAGGAGAAGCAGGATAGCCGTATGCAGGACATGGAAAAGCTGATCACTACCAGAATTGGAAACCTTGCAAATCTCATGGAGGAGAACATGAAACAGACCGCCAACCTAATGAGTCGAAATATGGATCAAACCTCTGAGCTGATCACCATCATCCGTACTGAGCGGGGTATGGTTCGACCAAACGCCTCAACCAAATGAAACTTGAAACTGCTATTATCATTTCCAAAGGGCTTTGCGTCCTTGGGG